TAATCAATTATATGGTAAGAATGGTTTAATCTTCACAACATATCATTCATTAAATAGAATCCAACAGTCTGGTATTCCTGTAAATACAATATACTTTGATGAGGCACATAATAGTGTACAGAGACATTTCTATACTCCTACTAAATTTTTTGCAACTACAAATAATCGTAGGTGTTTTTTCTTTACTGCTACTCCTCATCATAGCAAGAGTGATGAAAGAGGTATGAATAATGAAGAAGTTTATGGTAGAATCATTGAGCAAGTACCTGCACCTGAGTTAGTAGATGCTGGTGTTATACTACCACCTAAAGTAGTAGTTAATCAATGTGAAATGATAAGAGATAGAAAGATAACTTGCGAAGATGATGCTGATAATATATTGTCTAGTATTGATTCTAATTCTGTAGATAAGATATTAATTTGTGCTAGAAGAACATCACAAATAGTAAGATTGTTTGCTGATAGTAAATTAGGAACAGAATTATATGGTAGAGGGTATAACTGGATGTATATTACTGCGAAGACTGGTGCAGTTATCAATGGAGTTAAGGTCAGTAGAGTTAAGTTTTTTGAGACATTAAATCAATGGGGTAAAGATAATACTAGATTTGTTGTGTTACATCATAGCATACTATCTGAAGGTATAAATGTTAATGGACTAGAAGCAGTCTTGTTTCTTAGGTCTATGAATTATACTACTATTAGTCAAACTATTGGTAGAGTAATTAGGAAAGGAAATGTTAACAAACAGTTTGGCATTGTCTCCATTCCAGTGTATGATAGAGTTGGTATTAGTACATCAAAGAAAGTTAATGCAGTTGTTAATACTATTTTTCAACAAGGTCAACCTGCTATTTCTACAAAATGAATCAAACTAACAAACGTTGTTTAAAAGAACTAGATACTTATTGGAATGAAAGATTGGCATATTTGGCACAATCTGATAGATTAGATGATGCTGAAGCACTCTATTCAGAGTATAATATTGATGGTGAAAATTTAATTTATGAAGCATTTGATCGTAATGCAGACATCTTATTTCTGGAGTATTTAAATGACTTATGATCCACAAGTTGATGACTATGTAATATGGAAAAGACCAAATGGTGACTGGGAAGAGGGATGGGTTTATTTTAAAGGAGATCCTGTAGATAATGAGAAAAGAAATAAACAAGGATGGAATTCAGTCTCACAATATATTACTATAGAAATTCATGTATATCCAAAGAAAGAATGTACTTATACTTCTGGTAAACCAATGAGACATAAGAATATACATTGTTTGTTAATATGTAATAAAGATAACTGGAATGAGTTAGAATATGTTAAGAATAGAAGAGGAGATACAATGGCAGATATGTATAAGTCACAAGAAAGACCATTAGATATAGATAGTTATAGTTCAATTCCTGCTAGGTATTAATATGAATCCTGACAAGATTAATATAGCACCAGAAAGAGAATTTGAGTATGAGAAAATATCAAGAACTATTGATAAGATGGATGATATTGATGAGGTAAAATTGTTGCTTAAATATACTATTAAGATGGGAATGAAGCAAACAGAAATACTAGGTAATATGTTATTGGTTAAGTATTAATACATATTTGAGAAATGTTGCAGAAATATGGTAATTTGCTGACAAATGTTATAAATAATGATAGAATTGGGGAACAAGATGTAACCAAACCTTACTGGTTATGTGTTAATTATTAGAGAGGATTTTATGCACAATCTTATGTCATTCAATCAATTAGCATCATGGAAAGAAATAGAAATGTCCCAACAAGATGATAGGGAGTTAGTAAACGATTACTTCAATTGTCTAATTGAATGTGAAGATGACCAATCAAGTTGTAAAACTATTTGCAAAGACATCCTAATGTAACAAATAACATTAAAACCCTAGTTGACACTAGGGTTTTTTTGTGCAATAATGTATATGATAGATCATTTATTATGCTTAGTAAAGAGAAAGTAAGAAACCAAGTTAAGTCAAGATTCTATTACTTATTTTGGGGAATTGCAACAGTTTCTGTTGTTTTAGGTCAGTTATATGTTGGGAGTGGGTATAGAATTTTTGCACAATCATTGCTGAGAATATTTGATGCCATTGAAATTGAGGTAGGTAAAGAGTATAATAATGAAAGATTTTACTGATGAAGGATACAATCTTATTTGGTGATTGTAGAGAAACTCTTAAACAATTTGATGAAAAAGCAAGGTGTTGTGTTACATCTCCCCCTTATTATGGTTTAAGAGATTATGGTAGTGAAGATAAACAAATAGGGTTAGAACAAACACCAGAAGAATATATCGAAGAGATGGTAAATGTGTTTAGGTTAGTAAGAGATAACCTAACAGATGATGGAACATTATGGTTAAACATTGGAGATAGTTATTATAATTATAGACCAGGAAAAGGAGGATTACCACAACAAACTGTTAGTAATACTAAGCAAGATTTACCTGACCAATGTAATAGAAGAGCAAACAAATTAGAAGGTTTAAAAGAGAAAGATTTAATTGGAATACCTTGGATGTTAGCATTCGCATTAAGAGCAGATGGATGGTATTTAAGACAAGATATTATCTGGCATAAACCTAACCCAATGCCAGAAAGTGTGAAAGATAGATGTACTAAATCCCATGAATATTTGTTCTTACTAAGTAAGAATAAGAAATACTATTATGACAATGAAGCAATCAAAGAACCAGCAAAAGATTGGGGAACCAGAGATAGATCCAAAGGAAAGTATCACAACAAAGGAACAGGATTACAACCACATTCAGGTCTTACAAAATCATATCCAAAAAAGAATAAACGATCTGTCTGGAGTATAACAAATAAACCATATAAAGGCAGTCATTTTGCAGTATTTCCACCTGATTTAATTAAACCTTGTATATTAGCAGGTAGTGAGAAAAATGATATTATTCTCGACCCATTTATGGGATCTGGAACTACTGCTATGGTTGCAAAAGAGTTAGGAAGGTATTACATAGGGTGCGAATTGCATGAGGATTATGGTAACTTAATCAAAAACAGAATAGGTGAAGTAAGGGGAACACTTGAGAAGTTTTTATAATACTAACTGACGCGACTAAACTGTCCTTATAGTGAGGGGCAAGATAAATGCCCATCCCTGAGACTCTTAATTAGACTTGGTAAACAGGTTAGGATAGAGTCAGACATCTGGGATTTATCTCCCTCACTTTTTTCTATATTATTGAAAACTTATGGCAACTCGCAGAAGGTCTTCAGCAAACAAAACTGCTAAATCTGCACCCAAAAGTATCAAGGAGTCTACTATATCTGTTAAGAAAGTTACAACTCCACCTGTAAAACGTGTAAATAAAGTTACACAACCAAAGGTGAATAAAGTGACTGAAACTCCAACAGAAACTCCTAAAGTTGAGACAAAAAATGTTAAGTCTCTGCTAAAAGATTATCCTAGAGATGGATTTTCATTAATACTTCTACCACTTCTATTACTTGAAGCAGGTGTAAAAGAAGGATTAAAGTTAGCAGGTGTGCTTGCTTAATTGTTACTTAGGGGGTTGTAATATCCCCTTTTTTATGTTATTATGAGGTTATTATTATGAAAAATAAACATATCGAACACCCTGAAGATTCCATTCTTAATGGTGATTTAAGTGTGTTAAATTGGTTTACTGCTGATAGTCACATATCAGTAAAGATTGATGGTTCTCCAGCAATAGTTTGGGGAACTAATCCAGCAAATAATAAATTCTTCGTAGGAACTAAAAGTGTCTTCAACAAAAAACTCATCAAAATCAACCATAACCATACAGATGTTGATAGAAACCATAAAGGAAAAGTGGCAGATATTTTGCATCTCTGTCTTGATAATCTTCCTGTTACAGATAATATCTACCAAGGCGATTACCTCGGTTGTGGTGGCACTGATAGTTTCAATCCTAATACCATCAGATACGATTTCCCAGATAAAGTTTTTCAAGAAATCGTAATTGCACCACATACTGTATATTTTGCAAAGAAAGATTTAAGGGATGCAGTTGCAGTTCCTATGGATTTCACTTTGATTGATACACTTAACTGCAAATTTATCCAACCTGAAGTAACACTTAAGAGTGATAGAGTTAGTATGATTGATAGATGTAATTTTGCAAGACAAATTGCAACTTTATGTGAGTTCCCTAATGATAAACAAGTCAAGACAATTAAGAGACAATTAAATACATGTATTAGAGAAGAAATAGAGATAGATGATATAACATTAGATGCACTTGCAAGTGATAATGAAATAGATGTAAATGTCTTGCGTTTATGGCAATTAGTCAGGTCAATGAAGTGGGATTTGTTCTCATTTATTGAGAGAGATGATGAGATTGAATGTTATATTAATGATGAAGAATGTGACCATGAAGGTTATGTTATATCTAATGATTATGGCACATTTAAGTTAGTTGATCGTGATGTATTCTCTAAAAACAATTTCTTAAAGGTTAGAGATTAATTATGTCAGTTTGTTTTTCTGGTGCATATACTGATTCTAATTTAGCAAGAAAAGTATATGAATTTTTTGAGAGTAAATATACTTTTATGGCATATTATGTCGTGGAAATATATCATTGCGACCTAACTGATGATAATGTAAAAGGATGGCAAGAGAAGAATGATGATGAGTTCTTGTTACATATTGATGCAAATTTAGATGAAGATGAATACATAAAGACAATATTCCATGAGTTAGTACATTGTATTCAGGATATTAATGGACTAAGTGATAACAATTCTCGTGAATATGAAGCATATAAGTTAGAACAACTATATTATGATAAGTTTATGCTAACTGACGCGAGTAAAGTGTCCTTATAGTGTAAGCATTACAAAAATTCTTTTATGTCACAAACAACATTACCTGAAAGAGTTCTGGAATGGACACAAAAATATTGTGATTCTTTGACTGAAAATTATAAACAACATAGTGTAAGGATGCACACTAATTATACATCTGACTGGTCAAAACAGCAGTTAGAAAGTATAAAGAATGGAACTGCAAATCTTACCAACTTTGTTATAAAGAATGGTCGAAAGTATTACAAGATTATGCAACGTGAGTTTGACACTTTCCAAGATCGTAATGAATGGAGAGAAGGAAGTGTTCATGCTTTTGTTGATAAGAATACAGGTGAAGTTTATAAACCAGCATCTTACAATTCTCCAGCAAAGTATGTAAGATTTGATATGAGAATTATCAATCAACGTGAGAGATTACATGATCCAACATTTACAGGTTGGGCAGGTGGTTATCTTTATCTAAGATGATTGTAAACTTAACTAAAAACGAAATAAGGCATCTTGTCTACCTATTAGGTAAGGGAGATGCCGATTTTCCAGAATTAAATCAACATATTCTGGACAAATTGCAACCATTAACTGACAGAGTT